AGTCTTTTTATGGACAAGGTGTCGGTGTTTTGTTTAGATCCGTTATATCTTCGGCGCTTTTAACTTAATAGGTTATTTTACTAACCTTTTGAACCAGTGCTCTGTTACGAGGTCTTTAAAAACTGACGATAAGCACATAAAGAACGCGTATAAACGTTGACTCACTCGACTAAAATCTTAGCTTGTAGGAAAAGCCTAACCTACAATTTAACGAGACATGATAATCAATAAACTACCAGTCTGACTCGTTTGAGTGTTTCGGCCCGTTAAGACCTACGCAAACAAACTTGCCGAACTTGTATTGTTCATCAAGTGATTCATAATTTAAAACGATTGGTGATAGTCGAATTATATTATTTAAATTGAATCTTTTGATTCGTTCATTGATATTATCATGCAATTCTTTAAAATACTTACCTCCGTGCATATAACTTTCTTTTAATGCTGTTTCACAGTTATTCAAAGTGGCATTAACATTGTTATCGCTTTTGTGTATCCATTGTATGATGTTTTCAATAATATCTTGTCTTAACGGTGCTTTCACATAATGTCCATCTTTAACAAAAGAGCGCTTGAGAAAATAAATTTCTTGTGGTGGTTTCAAAACGAATTGAGTTGATAACTTATCACCAGGTGTAATATTCATACCCAGATCAATCATATAAGGTTTTATTGTCTCCCCATTGAATATGCTAGCATATTCATTAGTAACAGATTTGACAATATCATCCCCATACATTATACTGGCAACATTACTCCTATAATGGTATAAGTCAGTTTCAATTCCTTTATCTTTACAAATCAAAAGCCAAACGTAATACATAAGAACATCATGAACTATACAATTAAGCTCAGCAGTTATAGCGCATCCACTACATTGTCCTGTTGATTTTCTGAACAATCTATCTTTAACAATAATATCAGTGAATATCAAATCATGTAATAACATGATTCTCAATTTACCAATCTTACTGTCATCTGAATCTCCATACCAGTAGTTAACTATTGTTGCTACGGAATATATCAATTCTGGATGCAAATGCTGATCCCAATTTTTATAGTCAAAATCTTCCCATAAATTATTTTTAGCCATTAATTTGTTGTACAAATCTATCCACTGAGTGGCTGGATCTATACCAACACAAGAAGTTATAGCTCCTGCTCGCTGATGTTGAGCGGCAATAAATGAACCGAAATACTTCTTTATTAAAAGGTTGTAATCGAGTGGTAAACATAAGAATGCTCTTGTGTTACCATCTTTAATTTTGCTTAAAGGTCTTGTTTCATCTTTTAGGCAAGCATACGCAATGGTTTGTGGTTTTATGCCATTGAGTAATTTTTGCTCTCTTTGTTCCAACCCACGCTTTAAGTCTTCTTTCATTTTGTAAAATTTCCCATATCCTTCAGGTATATCATTGAGTTCATCAAACCATTCGTATTTTCCTCCAATAGTTGTTAATTTTCTTTGAGTTACAAATGGCCAACCAGGTGATGTCTTCATATCAACCCTGTTAATCAATTTAGGTATCCCATTTACTGTTTCGTCCTCTGTTAATGGTCTACGCTGTATTCCTCGCACATCGAGTTCAACATCGTATTCCACCTTCAAATCTGAAACAGCTTTGTTCAACATTTTTCGATTAACACAGCCAATAGGATGATCAAAACCTTCCATAGCTTTAAATAAGATATCTTGTTTGTATTTGATATCATCATTTAACCTTTCGTCTTTATTTGTTAATACTGATGGTTCTTGCGTAATCTTTGAATAATCGTGAATAAGTGATGGTTCAATTTTACTTTTTGTTTGTGGTTTCAAGTAAGTTCCTTTCTTCATTGTTCCTTTATAAATGATCGAATTCTTTCCCAAATTTGGTGGACATCTTTCATCAACAATAAGTGAAGTAGACTCTATTAAAGCTTCTTCTTCAAATTCTTCAACATTTAAAATTTTAAATGCTTCCGTTAATTGTTGTTGTGTTACAGGTTTAAAATAACCCAATCCAGTTTTTCTGTTTCTGCAAACTTGAATACCAATGATTTTATTACATTTTCTATCATTAGTACCAATTAATACAGATCCAGACATACCTTGTTCTACTGGGCAGTTAGTTTCGTAAGTATCAATAATGCTATAGCTAGACTCACCTACTGCATACGATAACGCATGAGTATTTGGTTTTGCCATAACATTAGTCATAACTACTGGCACAGGATATGCACCAACTACTACCGCATCCAAATATTGAGAGAGAACTTTTTCATCCATAAAATGTTTGATAATGTTTCTTGCTTGTGGTACCGATTTGTCACACTTGTATACTACTAAGTCAGATGAGCCCAATCTGTGACAATGATTGAGTTCAAAAGTCTGTGTTATCTTCTGTTGTGTTCCAGAAAGATGCTTTATGTCGATTTCAAATTTATCTCCTTCGTTCATATATTCGAAGAAGTGATGGTTAGTTAGTAGTGCTCTACCACCAATACGCACAGCCGTATTAATTTGATTGTTGTTCAAAGATGTTAATAAACAGATATTTCCTTTTTCTAACAATGAATTATAAATTAATTGATAATTTTGATTGGTTACATTATGTCTGAGCATAGGTTCAATTTCTTGCATCCTACTAGTTGCTATCAATAAAGGTTTTGGTGGACTTCTTCTAGGTTTCGATATGTTATATTGTGCTTTTGTTGGTTCCAATTCTTCTTCCGATTCTTGCTTCTTAGATATTAATGAAGCAACACAAAGAACACCCATACTTAGAGTTAAAGTTCCAATTACTTTAAAAATAGGTTTACTAGCGTATTCCAATATTTGATCTTTAATCCATGACAAACTTAATTTCATATTTGCTGCATAATTACGAGTTTTATACATTAAATATGGTTCTTTAAAATCATGAATGGTTCTATCTAATCGTAACTTACAAAATTCCAAAAATTCATTATTCATACGATCGTGTTTTATACATTTACAATTCCAAAGTTCAATTTCAATTCCTGGAGCCAATACATGTTTAACTGTATTAACTCTTCCTAGCAAACAGCTCAGAAAGGTAGCTCGATGAATTCCTGTATTTGGTATTAGTGATGTACTCTCTAATTCACTACCAAAACATTCTTCATACAAACTATCAATTTCCTCGCTAGTTGCATTATTACCTTTAATAATTGTTTGTTCTTTATCCCAGTGTTTATCAAATTCTTTAACTAAATATACCATAAATTCTCTAACACTTTTAAATTCTTTAATAGGTCTTCCTTCTGAATTTTGTAATTGTATTCTAACTTTCTTATTTCCTAATGCTGGTTCTTTTTCATAATTTTCGTTGTAAATAAATTCACATCTAATTGCTTGTCTAAGTTTTAAAGCTTCCGGACTTGCAATTCCATGAGGGCTCATATTACTATCGTTTGAAGTAGTAACAAGAATCTTTGATGTAAAGGGTATACCTTTATCATCTAAAGCTGCTTGATTTGTATAGTGTGGAACACTAGACACCCATGTAATTACATCGATCGCAGAAGATCTATCACCTAGTGGAGTCGAATCTTGAAGAAAATCATCAATACCTACTATATATTGACCAGTGTAATGTGTTAAATATTTTTCAGTAAAATTAACTGGATAATACCAATTATCCTTAGCTGGAACGTCATATTTTGCTCTCTTATTTAGTAAATGATATAAAGTTTCTACTAAATAGGTCGTAAAAACCGATTTACCAAGCTGAGGTTTACCTATAATATTTATCCAAAACGGTTTGAATCTATATACGTCTATCTTTGGTTTCTTCATTACAATTTTCCTTAATTTTCCTAATTCTGTTGTTTGATTTTTAATGTATTCACGTGTAGCAACTGGTATTTCAATAGGTTGTGTAGCTAATTTTAAATTTATTTCTTCTAGTATTTTATAATTAAATTCTAAACGTTGTTGATAAGATGTGTTTTGTTGTAAAATTAATAAATTTGCTGGATTATTAATAAATTCCAAATAATCAAAGAATTCTTGTTTCTTACAATTGTCTGTTTCCTGTATATCTGATTCCATTATTAATTTTGTTAATACATCATCACATTTTCCAATGGTTAATTCAAATAATGCTTGCTGTAAATATTTTGAAAAATCACTAATCATAGCTTGCATAGCATAAATTCCTGCTTTTCCTCTAGCAATACAACTTAAAGCATTAGCAATTGTTACAGATACACACTTACTATTTGGTGATAGGAATAAATCCGCACCAATTATAGCAGATGCAAATATAACAATTACCGATGCAATAGCTGTAGCTATTCCAGCTGTAGAGTCTGTATACTTGTTTAAATTGACTAGCTCTTCTTGCAACTTAGAACTTATATTAAGTGATGTTGCCTCCAGAGCTATCTCTGTTTCAGGTTGTTGCGAGAAAGTAAATACAGATTGTATTTTGTGGAAAGTGTGATTAAATAATTCCAAAACTTGTTTTAATAAAGATGTTAATGGTATGAATTCTCTGATAACTTTTAAAAATGTCATAATTAATTTTGATAAAGAAAAATTTAAAACGAGATCTATACTCTCTAATGTCCAGTACTCCATCATATCTTGATAACTTTTATTTGATGGAAAGAATGCTAAAAATAAATTATACAAAGATAAGCCAGCATGTTTAGTTGCTGCTATCAAACTAGTTGCTTCTAATTCACAATGACATTGCAGTGATAAAGGTATAGGGTCTGCAATAATACGATCATTTTCATAAATTTCTTGTAAATGATAATAAAATAAAGTATCAACATCCGGAATCTCATTATAGTCAAAAGGCAAAATTTCAGTTGGATATCTCTTTAAAAACTTTTCTCTAAATTCATGCATGTATGGTACAATAAAATTTTTAAAATCATCTTCTTCATCGCAAAAACCAGTAACTAGAGTTAAATCAACACTTTTAGCAAATTCATTAATAGATTGACATTGATTAATATACATATGTGTTTCCCCATATGCAGCAGATGATAGTGGCAATCTAATTTGTTTTGGAAAACAAATACTATTCGATAAAGGTGGTTGTGATCTTCTATCAAATTGAAATTCTGGATAACGTAAATTTTCAGGCCAAGCAGATAAATATTTTTGCTTGGTAGCTAAATGAGGATTAACTAAAACATAAGAAGATGAAAGAGTGAATAATGGTTGATGAAGCGGATATTCAATGATGTCTTGGGACTGTGTCGAGTTGCCTGATTCGAAATTAATATTACCTTGACACATATTTATTTTATTTAGTGATTGTTTACAATCATTTCAATTGGCGACGGTCGGTTGCTTAATTCTTTAAATCAGTGAGGGATGTGTAGCTTTAAAATGTTTTAAAGCAATTAATATACATTGTTTCATGAACGATTATCATGTTATATTGACTATTTTTGTGCTGAGCCAGGTGGGCTTCCTGGGTTATTTGCTAGCCAATAATACCAATGTGTTTATTAATCACTTTTCGCAATTCACCTAGGACGACGTGCAATGCAACCCAATAGCCATTGTTGATCAGGCGACTATTGAGCAGATATACAATCATCGTTGCTATACCTAAGAGAAATGCGATTGAAATTGAGATGATGATGATAAAGGAGGACGAAGATAAATGAAACGAAAATCTTCACCTGCAGCTAAATAAATTACAAATTCTTCTGGTTTTAAATCTGATGTTTGACGCACAAGTAATGATCCATTAACTAAATTTAATTGATCTACACTTAACCGAGTTCTTGTTAATAACATATTATATTTAGAATAATATGGTGCTTCTATTTCCATAACATTATCTTGTGGTGCTGTTGTTGCGATTGTTGCATATCCATAATCACTTAAAGATATTGATGTAGCATCAGATTGATCTTGAAAATGTGTGACTGACACTTCTCCAGTAGTAGTTCTATTTGATGGTATATAGATTTTATAACGAATAGAACCTGACCATGCTGAATAAATGCCAGACCAATAAGATAAGTAATTGTCATAAATTTCTCCAGTTGCAGATGGTACAAATGGTGTTACTCTAAAACTAAAAAGTGTATCAATTATTTGTGATTCACCAACTAATGAAACTGATTTTGAGAATCTTTTAATTACATCTCTAAGTGTATAGTTCTCACCATACCTTGAGGAAATAACTGATCTACTTTGTCCTTTAGACAAAACAGCTTGTGTGGGTTCATCGATATTATTCTTTTCATGTGTGATACCAATACCTGATGTTGCTTCTAAAGTTGGTGATATTGGACCTGGTTCTAAAAATTCTGGTTTACGAGGAACAAATAATTTAAAATCATCAGCAGCACTAATGTATAAATTTAAATCGATAGAAGGTGCTACATTTGATGCGTGTGCTAAAGTATTTACTAAGAAAACTAATAGTCTTCCGTTACATGTTTCTGCATAAGAAGATCCATTAATAACAGAATCGATATCAGTTGAAAAAGCTGTAGATTTAACTGGTGTTGTTGAGGTGAAAGGTATTATTATTGACAATTTTGATGTTTGTTGAATATCTAAAAGTGCGTTAGGACATGAGGATAAAGCTTGTTCATATGTAACTCTGTCTGTTATTTGTAAATTAGGTACATATGCAATTAATAATTTAGCTGAATGAAAACGAGTTGCTACAACTTCAAAATCATAAACAATACCACCAGACCAATAAGTGAATGCACTAGATACATGACTTAAGTACGTTGGTTGATACGTTCTATCAAATATCTGTGTAACTTGATAAGCTGGCGTTATTGGAATGTCAAGAAGAGGTGTTCCACTATTTTCAGTGTCGCTAACAGTAAATTGTGTTAATAACATTGGTGTTCGTGCTATTGTTAGTAAATCCATTGCTGTCATTGATTCAGACGCTACGTCATCTTCTAAAATGTGCATAGAGAAAGGATCAATGGCCATTCGTTGAGATCTTGATTTTCCGATTGCTACTGCTAGATTTTCATAAGGTGTAATGGTTTTATCAGGTGAGATTGTATTAGAGGGATAATCGAAACCAAATATGCTTCCTACTGTGTCAATTAAACCTTGACCTTTTCGGAGAGCTTGTCCAAAATTACCGGTTAAAACGTTACCTATTATGTCGGTTGTTTGTGATATTCCTTGTTTTACTGAATCGAAGATTGAATTATTTGAAGATAACTTAACTAATTGTTTACTTTGTAAGTTCTTTGATGTTGGCTCCAGAATAGGATCGTGATCATAAATAGGTACGTGAACTTGAGCATCTCGAGCATAAACCCAAATAGAAACTGTTAGTGTTGATGATGCACCAGCAGCCGCTAATAATGAATTTAAAACTCGAATGTCAAAAGTTCCCATGTTGTTAAATAACGTTGTATTATTAGTAGTTAAAAATGATCTTAAATGTATGAATGGAATGCAAAGTTCTACTGCATCAGACTCAGATGCCATTATTTTAACACTTGGTAAACCAGTTGCTGTATAATGTGACATGAGTTGTGGATTGTTTGGATTGTCTGATGTATATGATGATAACATTGAAAACGGGTCAAAAGAACAAATTAATTGACCTTGATGAAATTGTGTTGCATTTATTTGAATTCTAAAACATGGTGATAGTTTATAAAAAGCATACATTCTGAGTGTTCTTAAAGCTAATGAATCAACAGTCTCTAAAACCTGTGGAAATCGAACACGATATATCGCAGTATCTACAGTTTGACTTGTAGACCACGGTACTTGTGACAATAAAACAGGCTTCATTAACTGCTCTTTAGCCATCCAATTAGAATCTGACATCTCCATCTCTACTCTTTTTGATAGATTACTAGAAGTAGATGGATAGGCAGATTGCGAATCAACTACTCTTTCTTCCATAAATGTTGTATTGATTTGAGATTGAACATCTGGAGCTAAATTATCTGTTAATAAATTAGGATCTTGATAAGTTTTTGTTGTGTAAGTTTCATCTTGTTCTGAAACTCCTTTAGTGTTTGGTGTTGTAGTATTATTATTATTATTATTGTTGTTAGTAAAGTAAATTTACACAATCAAATGATTGATTACTATTGGCATTTGACTGGGGACAGGATTAGTAGTTATAGCCAACCGTATCCTAAATAGGAATGCTAACTCTCAATATATCACAAACTGTCCGCTTGCAATAAATTGTTGTCTTTCGACACTGTTCAAAACAGATTTACCGAGTACGTAAATTTTATTAAATACAAATATGATGACTTATGTTATTGATCAAACAAATATCAATTAGAATATTAAAACAGTTTATAGTATTGACCAGAAATGAATTTAGTAAAGGGTATTTTACTAATCATTTAAATGATCAAGACCATAATGTTTTGAAATATAATTTGATATATGAGTGATGCATGTTCCATGCA